CCCGGACCACCAGACTCCGTTCGCGACCTGGCTGGCCTCCTACCTGTACGACATCCTCGCTTACGATGCCGGCGCCCTGTTCAGGATGCGGAACCGGCGCGGCGACGTCGTCGGGCTGATGAACGTTGACGGCACCACCATCGCGCCGCTCCTGGACTACTGGGGCCGCTCCCCGCAGGCGCCCGCCGAGGCGTACGTCCAGTACGCGCAGGGCCTGCCGTGGGTGTGGCTGACCCGCGACGACCTGATCTACGAGCCGTTCCGGAAGCGCCCCAACTCGCCGTACGGTCTGGCGCCATTGGAGACGATCCTCCTCAACGCCAACACCGACCTCAGGTTCCAGGCCTACTTCCTGCAGCGCTTCACCGAAGGCAACATTCCCCAGGCCTTCGCCTCCGCTCCCGAATCCTGGTCGCCCGACCAGATCGAGCAGTGGCAAGAGCTGTGGGACTCGTTCATGGCCGGCGAACAGGCCGCCAAGCACACCATCAAGTGGATTCCAGGCGGCTCCACGATCGCGTGGTCCAACGAGAAGGACTTCACCGACGCCTTCTCTCTCTTCTTGATGAGGAAGACGGCCGCCGCGTTCCATGTCGTGCCCAGCGACTTGGGATTCACCGAGACCGTCAATCTCAGCTCCTCCGAGTCGCAGGCCGATGTGCAGCACCGAGTCGGAGACCTGCCGCTGATCCGGCACCTGCAGGGCATCCTGACGAGTTTCCTGCAGGACGACCTCGGTCTGCCGCTCGTGTTCAACTGGGATCTCGGCGAGGAGCAGGCCGACCGCCTGCAGCAGGCGCAGGCCGACCTGATCTACATGCAGAACGGCGTCATCGGCGTCTCCGACATTCGCGAGATGCGCTACGGCCTGGCCGAACCCGGGGGCAAGCCGGTGCCGCGGTTCATCTTCGACGCGCGAGGCGGCCCGATCCCGCTGTCGGCGCTGTATGCCGTCGCAGGGCCCATCGACCCCGCGACCGCGGCCCCCGATCCGGGCGCCCCGCTGCCGCGCATGGCGTTCACGCCGGTGGAGGGCGTCCTGCCGAACCCGCCGCTCCTGGCCGAGCCGCTCGCCGAGCAGGAGTACGGCCCGTCGGCACTGCCGCCCGCCCCACCGCCGCAACCCGGCGCCCCGGTGGAGAAGGACGGCGCACCGACCGCCGGAATCACCGCAGGGACGGGCATCACCGGCTACGACCTCGCCGAGCGGCACCAGGACGACGAGGACGAGGAAGACAGGGAGCAGCTGGCCAAGGCCGAGCTCTCCGCCTTCCGGTCCTTCCGCAAGGCACGCCAACGGGCAGGGCGCTGGAGGGACTTCGAGTTCCGGCATGTCAGCCCCGTGCCTGGGCGCCGGCTGAACCAGGCCGGGCGTCTAGCGGTCCGTAAGGACGCCGGGGAATGCGCCGTTGCTGGTCTGGCCGTCCAGGCCGCCGACACCGGGCGCGTCCTCATGCTCCAGCGGGCCCTCGACCCCGAGGACCCCGCCGCCGGCATGTGGGAGTTCCCCGGCGGCCACCTCGAAGAGGGTGAATCCCCGCTCCGGGGTGCTTGGCGGGAGTGGGCCGAGGAGGTCCACGCCATCCCGCCGCCGGGGGTGACTACCGGTACCTGGGAGAGCCCGGACGGCGTCTACCAGGGCATCGTCTGGACCGTTGACAGCGAAGACTGCGTCCCGCTGCTCGACCGCGACCAGGTCACCAACCCGGACGACCCCGACGGCGACCAGGTTGAGGCGATCGCCTGGTGGGATCCGGCGCAGCTGGCCGGGAACCCCGCGGTGAGGCCGGAGCTGCTTGCGTCACTGCTGGCCGTGCTCGCGGCTCTCGGCTGCGCTTCCGAGGAGGAGTCCAACAACCTCGTCAAGGCGGCTGCTGGCCCAAAAGGACCGGCCCCTGACGGGGCCGACCAGCAGCCGGTGCAGCAGGCGTGGCCCGGCTGGAGCCACGACCTGCAGACCGTCGCCTACTGGACGCCGTTGCTCGCGGCGGCGCTTGCTGCCGCCGTCGACGCCAGCGGGCTCGGCGAGGCGTGGCTGGCGGTCGGGGCCTCATCCGACGCCAGCACGAAGCCAGAGCGGCTGAAGGACCTCACCAGCCGGGCCCGCACGTGGCTCGACGAACGCACCACCGGCGCCGACATGGCCACTGCGATCGGCGGGATCCTGCCAGATGTCCAGGCCGACGGATACGCGATCGGCACGGCATCCGCCGACGCCATCCAAGCCGGCGACACCACAGCCGACATGGGCCAGTGGCAGCCTGGCTCAACCGACGCTGCCCGGCAGATCGTCGACCAACTGGACGCCACAGCAGGCCTCAGCGAGATCACCGGCACGGCCGAGGCAACGGCCCGATCCGTCGCCGACAGCCGCCTCGACGACCTGGCGAGGACACTCGCCCAGGCCACCGAGGGCGACACCGACGCCAGTGAGCTGGCCCAGGCCATCACCGACACCCTCACGGACCCGTCCAAGGCCGAGGGCATCGTCTCCACCGAACTCGCCAACGCCACCAACACGGCCGCCGTCGGCATCTACCGGCAGCACGACGTGGAGCAGGTCCGCTGGGCCACGGCTGACGATGACCGTGTCTGCCCGACCTGCCTCGCCAACGAAGCCGCAGGCCCCCGCAGCCTTGGCGACGCCTTCCCGTCCGGCGACACACAGCCACCCGCCCACCCGCGCGACCGATGCGCTCCGATCCCCGCATAGGAGGTGCCGTGGACGACCAGCCCCAGCGTTACGTACTAGGCATCGCCTACCAGGCAGGCCCGGATCCGCGGATCCAGCGCGGCGCCGACGGCGGCAGGGACTACTTTGCCCCCGAGGACTTGGAGAAGGCTGCCTGGGGGTTCCTGCAGAAGGGCGCCCAGGTCGGCCTGTTCCATGGGCCCGAGGAGTCGATCGGTGCGGCCACCGTCGTCGAGTCGTACATCTGGCGGGCCGAGCCGTGGGACCTCGGTAACGGCACCGTCGTCCGGAAGGGCGACTGGCTGATCGGCGCGATCCTCGACGAACACGCCTGGCAGCTCTACAAGTCCGGGCGCGTGACCGGCTGGTCGCCGCAGGGTTCAGCGCGCCGTATCACTCACCGGAGTAGCTGATGAGCACACCTGCGGAAGATGACTTCACCCGCCTGGTCGACGCTGACATACCGCGCGTGGACCTTGTGGACAAGGCGGCGAACGGCACGACCTTCCTGATCGCGAAGCGCGCTGACGGGACGGGGCTGATGGACCCGGACCTTGTTCGCGAGCTGATCGGCAAGTCCGAGACCGCTCCCGACACGAGGGAGACAGTGACCATGTCCGGCAGTCCTGCCGCGATCGCCAAGCTGATCCACGAGGCAGCCGTCCGGCGCGCGGCTGAGGAAGTAGACGGCGTTGCCAAGGCGGAGATGAGCCAGGCCAAGCAGAACGACCTGCCTGACTCCGACTTCGCCTACGTCGAGCCGGGCGGCAAGAAGGACGACGAGGGCAAAACCACGCCGCGGTCGCTCCGCCACTTCCCGATCAACGACGAAGCACACGTCCGCAACGCCCTCAGCCGGGCGTCCCAGTCCCCGTTCGGAGAAAAGGCCATGCCGAAGATCCGAGCCGCAGCGAAGAAGTTCGGAATCGAGGTCTCCAAGATGGTCGGCGGCGAGCTGGACGATGGCATCGACGGCATGGACCCCACCGTGGTCCTCGCCGAGCCGGACGACGACATGGACGTCCCCGGCGACCCCAACGACCCCGGATCCCCGGCGTGGGAGGCCATCGACGCCGCCACCGCCCAGAAGTGGACGTCGATCGCGGTCCGGCTGAAGAACGCCCTCGGGGTCATGGCCGAACGTGAGCTGCTGGAAGCCGCCTCCGCGGACCCGGACGACATAGAGGCCGCCTGGGATCTTCAGGACGCCCAGTGCGCCCTCGACTATGTGATCGACGTGCTCGCCGGGTTCGCCGTCGACGAGCAGGCTGAGGCCGAGCTGTGTACCGAGGCGATGGACATGGTCGGGAAGGCGCTGGCTGGGTTCGACCCGGCTCCGCTCGACACCATCGAGGCCCTCGGCACCGTCCGCAAGGCCGGCCGCAGCCTGTCCGCCGCGAACGAGCAGGCCATCCGTGACGCCGTCGCCTCCCTGCAGAAGGTCCTTGCCAGCCTGCCCGCCGC